ACATGCGGGTGATGACCGGGGTCAAGCCCGTCGGAGTCCTGGTCGACGAGCTGCACACAATGTCAACGCGCTCCTACGCCAGCCGGGTGATCGGCCAGATACGCGGCGGGCTGCTGCCGAACCCGGAAGCCTTCCTGATCTTCATCACCACCCAGAGCGACACGCCGCCGGCGGGAGTGTTCAGGGCCGAGCTGCAATACGCCCGCGGAATTCGCGACGGACGGATCGACGGCAACGTGCGGACGCTGCCGATCCTCTACGAGTTCCCCGAAGCGGTGCAGACCAGCCGTGAGCAGCGCTGGGCCGACCCTGGCCTCTGGCCGATGGTGCTGCCCAATCTCGGCCGCTCGATCACCCTGGCGCGGCTGATCGCCGATGGCGAGGCTGCGAAGGAAAAGGGCGAGGACGAATTCCGGCGCTGGGCCTCGCAGCACCTGAACGTCGAGATCGGTCTGGCGCTGCATGCGGACAGATGGGTCGGCGCCGATCACTGGGAGGCCGCGGCCGCGCCGGCGCTGAGCCTCGACGATATCCTGGAGCGCTCGGAGGTGTTGACCGTAGGCATCGACGGCGGCGGGCTCGACGACCTCCTCGGCCTGGCCGTGCTGGGCCGCTGCCGCAAGACCCGGGACTGGCTGCTGTGGGCGCGGGCCTGGGCGCAGACCGACGTGCTGGAGCGGCGCAAGGAGATCGCCGAGCGGCTCCGCGACTTCGCCCTGGCCGGCGACCTGGTGATCTGCAAGGAGCCGACGCAGGACGTCGACGAGGTCGCCGCGATCGTGGCGCGGGTCGCCGACGCCGGGCTGCTGCCGCCGCGCTTCGGGGTCGGGCTCGACCCCGTCGGGGTGGCTGCGATCATCGACGCGCTCGCCGCCCAGGGAATCGAATCCGAGGCCAATGGCGGACCGGTCTGCGCGGTCTACCAGGGCTACAAGCTTTCCGGCGCGGTCTGGGGCATGGAGCGCAAGCTGAAGGACGGCACGCTGCGCCACGCCGGCCAGCCGATGATGGCCTGGTGCGTCGGCAACGCGAAGGCCGAGCAGAAGGGGAACGCCGTGCTGATCACCAAGCAGGCCGCCGGCAAGGCGAAGATCGACCCGCTGGTCGCGGCGTTCAACGCCTTCTCGCTGATGAGCCGGGTGCCGGAGGCCGCGGGGCCGACGGTGATCCCGGCCGATTACCGGATCAGCATCTGATGGGCCTGTGGCATCGCCTGTTCGGCGGCGACCAGGCGCCGGCGGCGCATCCGCGCGATCCGGCCGACGACTACTGGTACGGGCCGGCCGCGGGCCCGACCTCGGCCGGGCAGCCGGTAACCATCGCGACCGCCTATTCGCTGGACGTGGTCAAGCGCTCGGTCGACAACCTCATGGAGAGCATCGCGCCGCTGCCCGGCGCCGTGTTCGAGAGGGTCGGGTTGACCGAGCGCCGGCGCCGCGACGACCACCCGCTGGCGCGGCTGTTCCGCGACCCGAATCCGGAGGTCACCAGCTTCGAGTTCCTGGGCTCGATCGTCGGCGACCTGGCGCTGCACGGAAACTTCTATGGCGAGATGCTGCCGGGCCCTCGCGGGCCGGTCGACACGATCTGGCGGTTGGAGCCGGATCACGTGACGATCGAGCGGCTGACCAATCGCGAGGTGATGTTCCGCTATCGCGAGCCCGGTCTGCCGGAGCGGCGCCTGAGCTCGTCGCAGGTCTGGCAGGTCCGGCGGCTGCCGCTGATCGCCAACCTGAAGGGGTCCTCGCCGATCGACCAGGGCCGCGAGACGATCTCGACCGCGCTGGCGCTCAGGGACTACGCGGCCAAGTTCTTCCGCAACGACGCGACCCCGCCCTACTGGCTGAAGCACCCGGGGAACTTCAAGGACGAGGAGTCGAAGAAGAACTTCCTGGCGGCGCTTCGCCGCTGGCTGACCGGTCCGAACCGGCACACGCCGGCGGTGTTCGAATACGGCATCGAGCCGCACAAGCTGGGCACGACCAACGAAGAGGCGCAGTTCCTGGAGACGCGCGCCGCGATCGACGAGGCGCTGGCGCGGTTGTGGCACATGCCGCCGCACAAAGTGGGGATCCTGGCGAGGGCGACCAACAACAACATCGAGCAGCAGGCGCTGGAATACGTGGTCGACACGCTGACGCCGTGGCTGGAGCTGATCGAGGCGTCGATCGACAAACATCTGATGATCGCGCCGGACAAGTTCTTCTTCGAGTTCAACGTGAGCGCCCTGCTGCGCGGCGATGTCAAGACCCGGTTCGAGGCCTTCGCGCTGGGCCGCCAATGGGGCTGGCTCAGCGTCAACGAGGTGCGGTCGCTGGAGAACATGAACGGGATCGGGGCGGCCGGCGACATCTATGCCGACCCGCCCAATGTCGGCAGCCGCGCTGCGCGCGAGGGCGACGGGCGCGCGGAGGCAATCCAGTTCCTGCGCGAGAGCGTCGGGCAGGCGAAACCCAATCTGAGGCTGGTCAAAGATGCCGCGTAAAATCGATCGCCTGCTCAGCAGCTACGGCCAGCGTCCGTGGCTCATCGAGGAGTCCAAGGGGAACCAGATTCTCGATTTCCTCGAGATCTGCTGTACATCCGGCATGATGGCTGCCGCCATTGATGGCCGGGAGCGACCCACGCCATCCCGCGCCGGTTCGCTGGCCATCCTGCCCCTCTTCGGTACGCTCGTGCCGCGTGGCGATCTTCTCAGCGACTCGTCCGGGGCGACCTCACTGAGCAGATGGTCGGCGAAGTTTCGCGAGCTGGCCGGAAACCCCGATGTCTCGGCGATCATGCTCGAGATCGACTCTCCGGGCGGCCAGGTGGACATGGTGTCCGAGACGGCAGCGATAATCCGCGAGGCCCGCCGCGCCGATCGTCCGATCGTGGCAATGGCCAACAACATGGCGGCATCGGCCGCGTATTGGATCGCCAGCGCCGCCGACGAGATCGTCGCGACCCCCTCGGCCGAGGTCGGTTCGATCGGGGTCTTCAACGTCCATCAAGATATTTCGGAGCGGCTCGCAAAGGAGGGGGTTCGAATGACAATCACCCGCGCCGGGCCGCGTAAGGCAGAAGTCAACCCGTTCGAGCCGCTCACGGATGAGGCAAAGGCATATTTGGCCGAGCGCGTGACGCGGGCCTACGACCGATTCACAGCGGACGTGGCGCTCAATCGCGGCGTAGCGGTGTCCGTGGTGCGCGCGGATCCACTGGAAGCAGCGGCGCACTTCGGTGGCGGCCGCTCTCTTTACGCGGAGGACGGCTTGCGTCTCGGCCTCATCGACAGGATCGAGCGGATCGACCAGACGATCAGCCGCCTCTCCGGGACCCGTTCGACCCCGGCGCGGCGCAGCCGCCGCCAGGCGCGCCTGGCGCGGCGCCGGCTGGCGCTCGGCTGAGACCGACCACTTCGAGAGACGCTGCGCCCCCCGTCGCCGGGCAGGGGCCGCGCGCGGCGTTGATGCCCGGCTTCAGAGAAAGGAACCCAACGATGGCAAAGCGCATTGTTGAGCTTCGGCAGCGCCTCACCGATCTTCAGGCGAAGGGGGGTGCGCTGCTGAAGAAGGCAGAAGACGACGACCGCGATCTGACCGAGGCCGAAGCGGCCGAGTTCGACAGGATCACCGCCGACATCGACCAGGTGAAGGCGGAGATCGGCAAGCTGGAGAAGATGGCCGACCGGCGCGACGCGCTCGGCGTCATCCGCACGGTTCCGGCCAATGACCGCATCACCGACGAGCCGAACCCGGAGACCACCGCGGGGTTCCGCGACGTGGCCGAGTTCGCGGTCGCGGTGCGCGGCGCCTGCCGGCCCGGCGGCTCCGTGATCGACCAGCGGCTGATGGCGGCGCCGGCCAACTTCCACACCGGCGGCGCCGCCTCGGGCGAGGGCTACGAGGTGCCGATGGCGTTCCGCGACCAGATCTTCGAGATCGTCCAGAGCCTGGACGAGTTCGGCGCCCTGGTGGACGAGGAGCCGACCAACGCCCGCGAGGTCAAGGGCCTGGCCGACGAGTCCACGCCCTGGGGCGCCACCGGCGTGACCGCGAACTGGCGCTCCGAGGGCACCCAGATGACTGCCTCGAAGCTGTCGACCGAGCCGCGCACCACGCCGCTGCACGAGCTCTACGCCTTCGTGACGGCGACCGAGGAGCTTCTGGAGGATGCGCCAAGGCTGGCCTCGCGGGTGACCCGCAAGGCGGCGGAGGCGATCGCCTGGAAGCGCAACGACGCGCTGATCTGGGGCACCGGGGCCGGCCAGCCGCTGGGCTGGATGAATTCCCCGGCGCTGGTCTCGATCGCCAAGGAGGGCAGCCAGGTCGCGGATTCGCTTGACGACCAGAACATCCTGAAGATGTTCGCGCGCCTGCTGGTGGTGCCGGGCGACCGCCCGATCTGGATCGCCAATCGCGACACGGTGCCCCAGCTGATGACCCTGCAGATCGGCGACAAGCCCATGTGGGTCGGCACCAACGGCCTGGTCGACGCGCCGAACGGCATCCTGATGGGGTATCCGGTGCGCTTCACCGAGCACGCGAGCACGCTGGGCGACAAGGGCGACATCATGCTGGTCTCGCCGAAGGGCTACTACGCGGCCCGCCGGACCTCGGGGCCGCAGTTCGCGCAGTCGATGCATCTCTACTTCGACTACGCGGTGCAGGCCTTCCGCTGGATGTTCCGCTTCGGCGGGCAGCCGCACCTGAGCGCCGCCGTCAGCCCGGCCAACGGCGCCAGCACCAAGTCGCATTTCGTCACCCTCGACGAGCGCGCCTGAGCGCCCTGACGGGCGGGCCGCGGGGCCCGTCCGCCTTCCCAACACCGACCAGGAGGCCAGGACATGGCACAGAAGACCATCCGCCCGTCGGACCGCGCCGCGGTCGTGGGCATCATCGACCCGGACGCCTACGCGGCCGGCACCGTCACCACCGGCTGGATCGACATGCGCCAGTACAACGCCCTGATGGCGATCGTCATGTCGGGGACGCTCGGCGCCTCGGCGACGCTGGACGCCAAGTTCGAGCAGGCGACCAACGGCTCTGGCGCCGGCGCCAAGGACGTGACCGGCGCCCTGATCACCCAGCTGACCCAGGCCGGGACCGATTCCGACAAGCAGGCGATCATCAACCTCTGGGCGGAAGACCTGGACGTGAACAATCTGTTCACCCATGCGCGGCTCTCGATGACCGTCGCGGTGGCGACCTCGGATGCCGGCGCGATCGTGCTCGGGCTCGACAAGCGCCACGGCGCCGCGTCGAGCGGCGACCTCGCCTCGGTCGACGAGATCGTCGCGCTCTGATGCTGACGGCGGCGGCCCGGCCGGGCCGCCGCTGCACCGGCAACCATGGAGGGCCGCATGGCCGAGATCATCCGCAAGATCAGGTTCACCCGCGACTACGAGGTCAAGGACCACAGCGCCGGGACCGCCCAGGCCGAGAAATACAAGGCCGGCCAGACCTTGAAGCTGGCGGAAGCCTCGGCCGCGCATTTCGTGTCGCGCGGCGCCGCCGAATACGTCGAGACGAAATAGGCGGGCGATGGCGATCAGTGTCCTGACCCCGGCGGCGCAGGAGCCGCTGTCGCTCGGCGAGGTCAAGGCCGACCGCCGCATCGACACCGGCGACGACGATGCCGGGCTGAGCCAGAAGATCGCCGGAGCGCGCGCCGAATGCGAGGCGGTCACCCGGCTGACCCTGATGACCCAGACGCTGCGGGTGACGCTCGACCAGTTCCCGCCGGGCGCCCTGGCGCTGCCGGTGTGGCCGGTGCAGAGCGTCGTCCAGGTCCGCTACGTCGATGGCGCCGGCGCGACGCAGGTGCTGGACCCGGCCGCCTACCAGCTGGTCCAGAGCCGCAAGCCGCGGCTGCTGGTGCCGGCCTTCGGCGCCGCCTGGCCGGTCACCCGGGCCTGGTACGATTCGGTGATGATCGACGTGGTGGCGGGCTACGGCGCCGCCTCCTCGGATATCCCGCCGGACCTGGTCGACGCCATGCTGCTGATCGTCGGCAGCCGCGACGAGTTCCGCGAGGACGTGGTCGCGGGGATCACCCTGGCGAGCGTTCCCATGGGCGCGCAGCAACTGATGCTGCGCCACGTCTTCTACGGGTGATCGGCCGCCCGAGATCCCAACCGCAAACGGGGCGGCACGCCGCCTGACGAGGAGCAGAGACAGACATGGCAACCTTCACCAAGATCGCCGACTTCGTCGAGGCCATGGCCGAGAAGGTGCATGACCTCTCGGCCGACTCGATCCGGATCGCGCTGTCGAACACGGCGCCGGCATCGGAGACGTCGAACCCGACCCAGAGCGGCAATGGCGTGCTGGCGAACGTGACGCAGATCTCCTACGCCAACTATTCCGACAGCCTGACCGCCGATCGCGTCCTGGATGGTGTCACCTCGGACGAGGCCGGCGGCACCTACAAGTTCGACGCGGCGGATTTCACCATCACCGCCTCGGGCGGCGCGCTGGCGAGCTGGCGCTACCTCTACGTCTACAACGACACGCCGACCGCCCCGGCCGATCCGCTGATCGGGGTCTGGGACCACGGCTCGGCGATCTCGCTGGCGGACGGCGAGACGGCCAACATCAACATCAACGCCGCAGGCCTGATCAACATTGCCTGAGCGCCGCACTTCGGCGGACGGCCCGCCACCGGCGTCGCCGCCAGCGCCGGTGATTGGTGTCGCCCAGGCAGACGCGATCATCGGCCGCCGCGCGGTCTCTCAGGTCTGGCATCAGCTTATGAACCAAGGAAGGCAGCACTCCCATGTGGGCAACCGTCGGGACGCAGAACCCAACCTCCGCTGATATCTCGATCCTCGGCCTGATCGGCTCGACTTCGGTGATTGTGCGCCTGGTCGAGTTCGACATTGGCCAGAACGACCATTCGGGCAGCAACGAGATCGTCTGCGGGCTGCAACGCTTCACCGCCTCGGGCACCGGCACTTCCGCAACTCCGGCCCCGCTGAACGCTGCGCTCGCCCTTGCGGCCGCCGCGACGGCGAAGGTAAACCACACCGTGGAACCGACTTACGCAGGGTCCAAGATCATCGAAATCCCGCTGCACCAGAAATCGCTGTTCCGGTGGGTGGCAGCGCCTGGCGGCGAACCGCTGTCGCAGCTTGCAGCCGACGCGGGCTGGGGCTTTACGGTCAGATCGGCAGCCTACACCGGCCTGTCCACCCTCACCGCGCACCACACCGAAGGTGCGTAATGCGCAGGCCCCAGGGCTACGCACAGCTGGTCGGGCCAGGTTTGCCCTCTCGCGACGAGGGGCTTGCCTCGCTGGCCCGGCATGGCGAGGCCGACACCTTCACCTGTGGCCACTGCCAGGCGATAGTGATCGTGCCAGCCCGCGCTTCGGTCGGCGGCTATTGCCGGGTCTGCAATCGCCTTGTCTGCGAAAAATGCGCCTCGGCGCAACGGTGCGCGCCGTTCGAGCAGCAGCTGGAGCACAATCTGCGCAAGCAGGCTTATCTGGCGGAATGGTGATTTCGGATGACCACGACGACTGTTTCCAACACCACGGAGCTTAATTCGGCCCTCTCGACCGCTGTAGGCGGCGACCTGATCCTCATGAACCCGGGCTCTTACGGCCAGGTGACGATCAACAATGTGTTCACGTCCGAGGTCCGCATCAGGGCCGCAAATATCGGCTCCCCTCCCCAGATTACCGACCTGAACATGACAAACGC